GAGTGTGCAGATGCACCATCTAAATAATAACCAGTATTATTTGAATCATAAATAATTGGTGCTCTTAATGAAGAACCAGCTTGTAGGTTGTAGTTAACATATACGTTATTTCCACCTAATGGGTCAGTAGCGTTGTTAACAGACATCACCTGCGTTGCCATATTGTAATCGTTGTAGAAACGCATACCATTGTAAGATGCGTTTGCTCCAAACTTAATACCAGTATGGAATGCGATTCTTAAATCAGGATATCTATATGACCAACCACCACCTTCTCTAAAGATTGCGTATGCTGAACTTCTACCTGATGAGAAGTACATACCATATGTTGTATTTGAAGATACATCAACTCTATTTCGTAAATCATTTGTACGAAGTGAGTTCATAATAGCATCACCTTGCCCAGAACCAAAGTAGTATCCCGTATTTTCTCTTTCATAGAAGATATTAGCACGAGCATCATTCATCATTGTCGTACCACCACCATTCCAGTAGTATGCAGTATTATCTCTATCATAGATAAAGTTAACCTGAAGTGTACCATTGATATAAGTTGTTCCACCTACATACCAGTTAATATATGTACTTCTACCACCTTGTGCATCTAAGTGTAGGTTACCATTCGTTGTAGCAACACTTGCGTATGAACTACTATAATGACCATTTGTACCAACTGCGAGGTATCTACCCCAAGATAAGTTAGGACCATATAATGTTCCAGTTCTTCTTCTACTACCATATGCACTAGAAGTAGAGTTAGGGTCTACATAATATCCAGTATCATTTGAATCATAGAATATTGGTGCTCTCATCGAACCTCTAGCTAAACCATATCCACTACGAGTTGCTAATTCCCAAGTTCCGTTGTACATTAACTCTACATAAGAGTTTCTCAACATATAGATAGCCCACTCATTTTCGATATCATTATAGATACCTGCTGCGTTTGAATGGTCATGCATAAACACCCAATTACCATTAATTGAGTATCCTCCCCATCCACCTCTAGTAGAATGAGTTCTAACAGTACCATAGTTACCACCTACTGTATCTCTACCAACACTAAATTCTAATGCACTATTATCAGTATAGAAATAAGTACCATTATCATTTGCGTGTCTAATTGCCCAACTTCCACCAGCATCTAAAATACCAATGTTATTACTATTATCAGCGTAGTAATAACCTCTAAGGCTATTCCCAGAAGTGTACATACCAATTTCAACTGTCGATTGTCCACCATATAATCTCCATCTTCTATTTGAATCAGAATACCAATGCATTCCAGTTGCTTGGTTGTATAAACCTTCACCACTATTATCGTTTCTGAACCAATTTCTAGCGTAAATTTCAGTTGCTCTTATAGATGTATTGAAATTAGAAGCGCCTGAAGGGTCAGAGTAATAACCTGTATTATTATAATCGTAATAGATTGGTGAACGATGTTGTGCGAATGCGTAAACAATACCATTTGTATCAGACCTCCAAGCTTCTCTATTTGATGAATAGAATGTTCTCGTTCTTCTACCTGAATAGTAATTCAGATAAATATCATTTCCATTATATGAATCAATATGTAAGTTACCACCTAAATATATTCTACCATTATTGTTTACCGATTCAATAGTTGCCCCACTTTCAATATCAACACTATTAAATCTAACATTTCTCATTCGAGCATCACCCTGTGAACTACCGAAGTAATATGCGGTGTTTTCTCTTTCGTAGAAAATGTTAGCTCTTACATCATTCATATAAGATGTAGAGGCAAAATCTCCATAGTAAGAAGTACTATTTACATCATAGTATCTAGATGCAGCAATTGCTTGATTTGTACCCAAACCAGGATATGTATCAGGTACTACTTCTGCAGCTGTTGAAGAAGCAGGGTTTCCTGTACCGGATGTTGTTAGTGACCAACCACTACTTTGAAAGTTATTTGTTATTGCGTAATATAATGTACCAGCAGTATCACAATAAATTTGTAGGTAATGAGTATCATATGTACCACTTTTTCTAATTCTAATATTATTAAAAATACCACCAGAACTATACCAAGATTTACCCAATAATGTAATTGTACCAGTTCCACCATAAGAAATACCAGCAGTAAATGACATTGAACCATGTCTACCACCATTAGTATCCCATACATTGAAGGTAGCATATTGTCTACCACTTCCCGTAGCAATAGTTACCCATTGTCCTGCACTTACACTTCTTGAAGCTGTATCTGCAAGTTTATATCCATCAACTGTTAATCCATTAACTTGAAGTTGATTTAGTACTGAAGTTGATGCAGGGTCTACATAATATCCCGTACTATTGTAATCTCTGAAAAGAGTTCCTCTTACTTCAGAAGTTACTACTAAACTATTTGATAATGCTGCTCTAAACGACCCGTTGTTGACAATCAACATACCATGGTCAGTTAAGTTATTAGCTCCACCTAATGAACCAGCGTTTGGATGAGACCAACCAATACCATACATATTAGCGGTTGATGTACCAGCCGAATTCGGTCTATATGATGAACCCATTGCGAATACTAATTGTAAACGATAGGATGAATATGTACCAGTTACACCAAGTCCATAATTATTAAATGTATGATATCCATTTTGATTAGATGCATTCCATTTGGATGTTGATGCACCATCGAAATAATATCCAGTATTGTCTGAATCATAGAATATCGGTGCTCTTAATGAACTTATACCTTGAGCATACCCACTTCCTACAAATAATGAACGAGTTCCAGTATTATTAGCACCATCGGTGTAAAAATCCAATGCACTTCCACCAGTTCTAAATCTAGCATTCTGTCCATTATCTAATGGTGAAATCCAAATGAAATTCGAATTGTTGTTATTTTGAATTTGTAATGCCGAAGTCCAAGATGCAGGATATGAACCAAAATTAAGTTCGGATTGTCCATCTGCTTTAATTGTTAATGCTCGTGTACTAGATGAAGTTCCAGTCGTATTGACCTTTAGATATCTAATGTTTGAAGTATTATCTGGGTTTACATAAAATCCAGTATTATTCGAATCATAGAATATAGGTGCTCTAGATGAAACTCTTGAAAAGTTATCACCACTATGATTCACATACCATTGTCTTGTACCTTGTCCACCAGAACTACCAGCACTACCAGTAGTTGACCAGAATTCACTATATCCTGAGTTTACATCAAATCTTAGATATGTACCATAAGCGTTACTATTAGTCTGTCTACCATAATATTGTCCACTAAAGTTTATGTTACCACCAATACCACTATTATCATAAGTGATACCTGGCTCAGATGCCCATAAGGTTAGATGAGAATCATAAATATCATTACCATTATTGTAGTGTAATTGAATTCGAGTATCACCATGTCCACCTTCAACATAAAGACGTTGTAGTCTTGATGCTTCAGCAGGATTTACATAGTATCCAGTATTATCTAAATCATAGAATATTGGTGCTCTTGATGAAGCATAAGAATATGTATTACCAGAATTATCAGTACCAGAAACAGTTCTACCTCTAGTTTGTGAATATACATGCCATGCATCAGTTGAACCTACTAATTGTGAAGAAGTTCTACTACCAGCATACCAAGTACTACCACTACCACCATTGAACCTAACCATAGCCTCATATCCATTACCTGGACTTATATAAAGGTATGTGTGTTTAGCTCCAGTTAATTGTAAATTGTAAAAATTTGATGTTGATGCAGGGTCTGCGTAATAACCCGTACTATTTGAATCAATAAATTGAGATGCATATAAAGCATTACCAGAGTTACCACCATTTCTACCATAAGCAGGAATGGTTAACCATCCTGAGTAATTATCGTTATTCCATTGTGTTTTATATGCTAAATCACCAGTATGTGATGAATATAATTGGAATGAGTGATTTACTGTTCTCGTACTTAATACTGAACCATATGTATAAAGACCCGTTGGTGAATTTGTATAGTTTTGTATTGCATTATACTGAGTTACAGTAAATTGTCCATTTGTATTAGTAAGATTTTGCCAATCACTTTGATTATTTGTACTATTGATAGAACCAACATTATAATTATCATTTCTTGGATTAATGTATAATCTATTTAATCTAGTTGTTGAGTTTTGGTCTGAATAATACCCTGTATCATTGGAATCATAAAATATTGGTGCTCTTGATGAACCTGGTGAATATGTGTATGAATCATAAACGTAGAATTCTACATTATTATTAGTTCTTAATTCTAATGGATTGGAACCAGTTTGGGTTCTTACTGCCCAACTTCCATCATTATCTAATAAACCAAATCCACTATTATCAGCATATACATACCCCTTTCGAGTACCACCACCATTTACGAACTTAATACCACCTGCATTAGAATCTCCATATTTGAAGTTTAGATATGAATCATTACCTTCATCATAGAATCTAACATTATCATTAAAGTGTAATTGACCTACATAGTTAATTTCCTTATTCTGCATATGGAAGTGTCTATTCCAATATACATAAGATGTACTATTAGTATCATAGTAGAATAATGTTGTATCAGTACCATTGTTTCTCGTGTTCCAAGTAAATCTATATCCTGAATCCCAATTCCAATGAACACCATATCTAATGTTGTTTGTAGAACCTTCACCAAAGAATAAATCAGAATTACCACTATCAGTTGCTCCAATATGAACTATATCATTAATATGAGTTGTATCTCCATTACCATTACCTAATGTAGTGTTACCACTAACATTTAAAGTAATAACATTTAACTGATTTAAATTTGATGTAGATGCAAAGTCACCATAATATCCAGTATTATTTACATCATTAAATCTACTAGCCCAAAATTCACCAGTTGAATAAAGAATTTTATTATTTCTTACTCTTAGGTAAGTACCATCGGTCATATACCAACCACCACCCCATCCGAAGCCAATTTCTTCATCTTTCATAAATGAAGATGTTCCTCTACCGAATACGATAGCATCGTTATTGCTGGTTAATTGAATTGAACCATTGATATGTACTCTATTATCAGTTTTTGAACCAACCAATGGAGCATTATCTGTATTTGTATATGATATACCAGTTTGACCAACAATTAAATGTCCTTCATTTCTAGTGTATGTAGCAGAATCACCTAATTGAAGAATATCAGGATCAGTACCTTCATCCATTCTAATCATTTGTCTACCACCTGCTACTAATTGTAAATCATCAGCTCCTACAAATCTAATGTAAGTATTTGTATCACCATTATGTCTTATGTACCCATCTACTCTTAACTCATTTAAGATAGAAGTAGATGCAGGGTCTACTCTATATCCAGTATTGTTTCTATCATATAAATTATCAGCGTTTAATCTACCTAAAGTAAATTGTGAAAATGATGATGATGAACCAGCATTCCAAATCCAATGAGTTGGTGTTCCACCAAGTGCTGCACGATAGTTAATGTACATTGATGTTGAACCACCAAATAACATTTCGTTACCACCTGATTTAAATGATAGATAACTACCATTCGAATCTATATAATTATTTGTATTATCTAAATAAACTCTTGCAAATTGAGGAGAATCAGATGTACGAACATTTTGGTTCATATTATATGCGTATGGTTGAGATACACTATCTAATATTTGTCTCCAACTATTCCAAGTTGTAGTACCACTTCCTAATCTACTCCATAATCTACCACTAGCAGTATATGAAATCTGAATTGGATATCCTCCACTTAAATCAGAACCACCACCATAACTTCTCCAATGCATTTGTCCGTTATACGAACCACCATCACTCAATCCATTGGTTGCATTACTTTTGAAATCAAAGTAAACACCCTTTTCTTTACTATTTGGTAAATCATTTGTACCTCTAGTATCATTTGAATCAACTGCCTCTGCTCTATCAGCAGTACCACTTACATTTCCTACAAAATTACCAGCAGTTACCTGATTGAATTCAACATTATCAGATGTACGAACATTTTGGTTCATTGCGTACAACTCATTATCACCATGTCCAGTATTAAGGAAGGTTGAGTTTACACCACCACTAAATGTTGCTTCACCTGATTTGTTAATTGTTAATAATGAGTTTGCTGAGTATTCAGCTTGTCCACCACTTGAATGATATCCAATTTGATAATTAGCAAATCCACCACTATATCGTAAACCACTAAACCATTCTTGTCCACTATAAGATACATCAGTAAATAAAGTACCAATTGCTCTACCTTCATAACCACTCATATTAATCATAGCAGTTGCGGCAGGAGAACCAGCCGTATTAGTTGCTATAATATTTAAAGAAGTTCCAGTGTTTCCACTATCACCAACTGTTAAATTATCAAATGTAGGTGAATCGGTTGTACGAACATTTTGGTTCATATTATAAACCTCAGTTGCACCTTGTCCAGTATTAATAGTACCAATATTAACTAAGTTACGGGATGTATCTACAATTTCAGTACCATTTAGTTTATATCCAAATACTGCATTTACACCAGTATCATCTAAAACTTGGAAATGTATTTTGTTTCCATCTTCTGGTTCATAGAAATCTAATCCTTCAGGTGTTGCTCTAATAGCCATATCAATTCCACTATCCGAAGAACCATTAAAGAATATAGTTGGTTGAGTTACACCAGTTAAATAAAGATTGTTTGATTCTAATGCGTTATCAGCATACCATCTATCGGATGATTCATCCCAAAAGAATTTTTTAGTTGCTGAAGAACCCCTTAATATCTCAATACCACCATCCTCTGAAGGAGTACCTGTTGTAAAGTTTGAATTAAGAGTTATAATATTATCTGCTAACAAAATTGTTTCGGTATTTACACTTGTTTGTGTACCCGTTACATTTAAGTTACCTGTTATGTTTAATGTTGTACCATCAAAAGTAAGATTACTTTCAACAGTTGCGTTTGGTGCAGTACCATTTAATGTAATTAACCCATTATCAGTTGTGCCTGTTAAGGATAATACTCCAGAAGAACCAGATGTACCACTTGTTCCACTTGTACCAGATGTTCCACTACTTCCAGATGAACCTCCACTACCAGCAGTACCATCAGTTCCATCTATACCAGAAGAACCACCACTACCAGAAGTTCCTCCACTCCCTGCAGTACCATTCGTTCCACTCGTACCACTCGTACCACTTGTTCCACTTGTTCCAGCAGAACCACTTGTACCTTGTTCACCATCTTCACCTTGTGCTCCACTCGTACCACCAGAACCTGAAGTTCCTCCACTACCAGCTGAACCACTTGTTCCACTTGTACCAGATGTTCCTCCACTACCAGAAGTTCCACCAGAACCACTTGAACCACCACTACCAGATGAACCACCAGAACCACTTGTTCCAGATGAACCATCTCCACCACCAGCTCCAGTTAAACCAGATGAACCACCAGAACCACTTGTTCCACCAGAACCACTTGAACCTCCACTTCCTGCAGTACCATCAGTACCATCTATTCCAGATGTTCCGCTTGTTCCAGATGTTCCATCCGAACCATCATCTCCATCACCACCACCAATACCAGAAGAACCAGATGAACCAGAACTACCAGAAGAACCTGAAGAGCCCGATGAACCTCCACTACCAGATGTACCATCTAAACCAGAAGTTCCATCTTCTCCATCCGAACCATCATTACCATCTACACCATCAGTACCATCATCTCCATCTACACCAGATGTACCAGAAGTTCCTGATGTACCACTTGTTCCACCAGAACCAGATGTTCCTCCACTTCCAGAACTTCCACCAGAACCAGATGTTCCACTTGAACCTCCACTTCCAGATGTTCCAGATGAACCTCCACTTCCAGATGTTCCACCAGAACCAGATGTTCCGCTTGAGCCACTTGTTCCACCAGAACCAGAAGTTCCACCAGAGCCAGATGTACCAGCTGAACCTGTTGTTCCACTTGAACCTCCACTTCCAGATGTTCCACCAGAACCACTTGTACCAGATGAACCCCCAGTACCACTTGTTCCACTTGTACCACTTGTACCAGAAGTTCCACCACTTCCGGATGTACCAGAAGTACCAGAAGTACCAGACGTACCAGCAGTACCAGCTGCAGGTTCCCATTCTGAACCAGTGTATCTAAATATGTTGGTATCAGTTGAGTTATAATATAATTGTCCAAGTTGACCACCAGCAGGTTCTGAACTAAAGACCGGAATTACTACCGAATCTTTAATTAATACTGAACCTGTAAATTGATGTGAATCAGTACTCTCATCACCAAACACATTTGAACCTGATGCATAAATTACTGATGATGAAATAAATGTTGTTATTAACTCATTTGAAGTAATTGTTCCATTTACAGCTAAGTTATTACCAACTGTTAAATCGTTGGATATATTTAAATTATTTGCTATATCTGCTGAACCTGTTACTTTTAAATCAGTTCCTACTAATAAGAATGTATCTACTTTTGCATCACTCTTAAAAACACCACTACCAGTTACAATAAGATAATCTCTTACAGTAACACCAGTTTCTACTCTAAGTCCTTTATTGGGAGATATTATAGCTTCAATTGAACCTGATTTTAATCTATCTATATCACCTAATGCATCAGCGGGTATATTATATAATCCCCCACCATCACCTTTATATAAAGATGCAGATAACTCTCCTTGAATATCTAAATCACCAGTTGATGTTACATTACCTACTATATTTGTAGGTACACTTACTTCGAATGAAGTTCCACTTAAAACTGATGCAGTTGCTGAACCTTCAGCTATTCTACCAATATCACCAGTAAGTGCAGTTGTTGGAATACTTTCTAATTGAGAACCATCTCCTTTAAATGAACCAGTAAAAGAACCACTAAACGAAGATGCAGTTATTCCACCTTCGACATTCAAAGATGTATTAATATCAACCGATGAGGTTGATATGTTTATTTGCTCTACACCTTGAACATCAATCGAAAGTAAACTTTGACTGACTTGATTTATTCCATTTGGATTCTTTCCACCGTATTCCATTAACCTCTATTTATGATATCTCTAATACTGATAAAATAACATCTGCTGAATTATTAACATTAGATGTTACTGTTATCGAATCGTTTGCCTCTAAAACTACTTTTTGGTCACCACCAACTAAAACTGCTGATGAACCATTTGGGATAACTGCTCCTTTTACTAAATATTTAGTAACACTAGCAGAGTTATCGGTTATTTGTACATCTACATAAATGTTTTCAGATACAATATTTGCTACATTTACACCAATCACAGTTGTTGATGTTGCTGCTGGTGTTGTGTAAACACCTAATCCACCTGTTCCAACAGGTCCTTTTATACTATTTTTAAATATATTTGCCATATGTTTATCCTAATGCTATTGAGAATGCTAAAGCAGAATCCAATACATCTACACCATCAACAGAAAAACTATTGTTTGGTGATAAATTTATTGAACCACTTACTTCAATTGAACCACTATTAATAATATTTACACCACCATCAGTATTTTCCGTACCAACAGTTAATGATTGTTTTATAGTTAAATTAGTAAACTCAGCTTGTTCAACTGCAATATCTCCGATAAAAGAACCACTAAATGAACCAGTATATGAACCAGTAAATGACCCACTTAACTCAGCGTATGCTGAAGGAGCCTGTGTAATCGAACCGGAAAAACTGGGTTGGTCTATTCTCATCTGATAATTACCTTTTCTTTGATATAAATATTAAATAAATATCTTTTAACTTCTAAGAAGGTCTATTAGGCCAAGTAATATCGTATGGGGTAGATTGATTTGTTATATCTCTTAGTGATTGTCTATATGTTTGCCAATCTGTTAGAGTTGAACCTGATATTGGAGAATCGTTAAATTGTGTCCAATCGCATTCAGATAATAATGAATCTCTATTACTCCTTACTTCCGACCATTTTATTTCTCTTCTCTTATTTATTGTTTCTTCATCTGCATCAGTTATGTTATATGTTTGTACATAAACCGAACCAGATAAGGTTGGTGTTACTTCAGTTACATCTTTTGTATCATCACTATCATATCCACTACTTTTTGTTTCAACTTTGTAGATGTTGAATGACTCCAATAAACTATCTGCTATGATTGTTGGAAAACTTATACTAGGATTCTCATTCTTTAAATTTTGAACCGAATATGGATAAGTTATTGTTGAGCCTGAAACTTTTAAGTACATATCTTATTATTTAAATGTTGCTGGTATTGAACCAAAATTAGTTAAACCACTACAAAAAGCAAAACAATCCGTACCAATAGGACTTGAACCTCTTTCAAATATTTCATCACCATTAGCATCTTCTGGAGTTACACCAGTTAATAAGTTTGATGTAGTTGCCATATTAAATGCATTTGCAAAAGTAGTAACTTGTTGGTTATTAGTAAAAAATTGAGCTGGGATACCAGCTACCTTTCTACAGTTTCTAAAAACTGATTCGAAGTTTACTACTAATGGGTTATTATCAAATAATCCAACTGGTATTGATGTTAAATTTAGCAATGCGTTAAATGTACCAGAAAAAGATGTTACATTTGTATTGTTATCAAATAAATCAGATGGTATTGATGTTATTCCTGTACAAAATACAAATGTGTTAGTAAATGAGGTTACATTTGATGAGTAATCAAATATTCCATTGGGTATAATAGTAATGCCAGTTTGTCTAAATGTAGAATCGAATCTTTTTATAGTATTTAAACCATCGTTTAATATTGCGTTATTAGAACCATCCATAGGTATGGATGTTAAATTACCACAACCATAGAAATTTACTTCTTCGAGTTGCGTAAGTCCCCAATCATCAACTGATTTATATAAGTTTTTATATGATGGATTATTACCTACACTAAAACCTGGACAATATCCACCAACTATAATTTGATAAGTACCAGCTGATGTATATGTGTGAAATCTATCCGAAGAACTAACTGAAATAATTGTATTATCAGAACTACCATCACCCCAACTTACTGTTAAATTGGGTTGATTTCCACCTGGCGCAGTAATAGGTAACTCAAATTGAGTATTTGCTGATGTTGTTTGTATTGTAAATTTAAACGGTCTCACTTGTCCTCCTCCTATTGATAATAATCTTCTTGCTATACTCATAATTCATAACTCATTAACTTATATTATTTGCACTTAGGAATCCATAATAAGTACTCCCCCCATCATAAGTATAGAATACTAATATATCTTTTCCATTTGCCGTTAGTGTTGGTGCTACACCATTTGCCCATTGTATTACTCCTGGCCAACTAGTAGTTGCTGTTCCACCACTACCATCTTCCAATAGTAAAGTGAATCCAATTGCACGAGGACCTGTTGGTGCGTTTGATATAGTTATTGTAATATTTCCTGTTCTTCTAATTCTAAAATTATTAGCAGTTATTAAATTTATATTAGTTCCACCATTTGAATCTCCTAAATCATTATAAGTTTCATGATAGTATTTAGAGTATGTTAATTGCCCAACCTCTAAGGAATCATTTATAACTGTATCTCCAAGTACATTTAATACAGTTCCGTTAAATGTTAAGTTTGATTCAGCCGTTGCAGTTCCATCACCATCCATAGTAAGAACTCTTTCAGCACCATCATCAGTAACTTCTAAGAATCCACTTGAACCCGATGAACCACTACTACCACTTGAACCTTCTCCAGATGTACCAGAAGAACCTGATGTTCCTCCAGAACCACTCGTTCCGTCAGCACCATCTGCCCCAGATGAACCACTACTACCGAATAGAGTACCATCTTGTCCACTTGTTCCAGATGTTCCCGCTGAAGAAGTTTCCCCAGAAGTACCACTACTACCACTTTCACCGCTTGTTCCAGAAGAACCGGATGAACCAAATAATGTACCATCCTGTCCGCTTGTACCACTAACACCAGATGTACCTGCTGAACCAGTTTCTCCACTTGTCCCAGACGAACCACTTACTCCGCTTGTTCCAGATGAACCAGAAGAACCGAATAAAGTACCATCTTGTCCAGAAGTACCAGATGTACCCGCTGAACCAGTTTCACCTGATGTTCCAGCAGAACCACTTACTCCACTCGTACCAGAAGAACCACTACTTCCAAATAAAGTACCATCTTGTCCAGATGTACCAGCAGTACCCGAAGAACCCGATGAACCCGATGTTCCAGTTGAACCTGATGTTCCACTTGTTCCACTTACACCACTACTACCAAAGAATGTTCCATCTTTTCCAGTTGTTCCAGAAGTACCTGATGAACCAGAAGTACCTGCACTTCCAGTAGTTCCAGTCGTACCAGATGTTCCCGCAGAACCCGAAGAACCGAAAAATGTTCCATCTTGTCCACTTGTTCCACCACTTCCAGAAGTACCAGCTGAACCAGATGTTCCACTAATACCAGATGTTCCATCAGTTCCAAGTCCACTTGTTCCACTTGTTCCAGAAGTACCAGATGAACCAAAGAATGTTCCATCTTGTCCAGAAGTACCACTACTTCCAGATGAACCTGAGGAACCTGAAGTTCCTGCTCCAGAAGTACCAGAAGTACCATCATCTCCAGATGTACCAGAACTTCCAAAGAAAGTTCCATCTTGTCCACTTGTCCCAGATGTTCCAGAAGAACCACTTAAACCAGAAGTTCCAGATGAACCAGCTCCAGAAGTACCAGACGTACCTGATGAGCCTGATGAACCGAAGAATGTTCCATCTACACCACTTGTACCAGATGTACCATTAGTTCCAGAAGAACCTGATGTTCCATTAGTTCCAGAAGTTCCAGATGTACCATCTGAACCAGAACTACCACTACTACCAAAGAACGTTCCATCTTGTCCAGAAGTACCAGATGTACCAGCTGAACCACTACTTCCTTCTGCCCCACTTGTTCCAGAAGAACCAGCAGTACCTGTTGTACCAGCAGTACCTGTTGAACCACTACTTCCACTCGTACCAGAAGAACCAGAACTTCCGAAGAATGTTCCATCTTCTCCACTTGTTCCACCACTTCCAGTTGTTCCGCTTGTTCCAGAAGAACCAGATGAGCCTGAGGAACCACTTGTTCCAGAAGTACCAGATGAACCAAAGAATGTTCCATCTTGTCCACTACTTCCACTACTTCCAGAAGTTCCATCTTCACCATCTTCACCTGTTGTACCAGAAGAACCTGAAGTTCCCATAATACCAGATGAACCAGATGTACCATTTGTACCAGATGTTCCACTACTACCTTCTGCCGATGTTCCGCTTGTTCCAGCTGAACCAGAAGAACCAGAAGTTCCAGATGAGCCTGATGTTCCGCTTGTACCACTACTACCTTCTGCTGATGTTCCACTTGAACCAGAAGTTCCAGAAGAACCAGAAGAACCTGCGGTTCCAGTTGAACCACTACTTCCACTCGTACCAGAAGAACCAGTATCACCTTTATCACCAACTGCAACTAAAGATACAACAATATCATCACCATTTGTGAAAGGAGAGGCTGTTGAGAAACCTGTATTTGATAAATCACTAAGAGTCCACCAATCACCATTATCGGTTAATTCACCTATTGCAAATAATAAGTATTCATCAGTATTGAACTTTTTAGCAATTCGTATATGTGCTTTTACTGCTGAAGTAACGGAGTCCATCGTTTCCATAAACGATTGAACACTTCCCCCATCATCATCAGTTTCACTAATATAAATTTCATTACCTATATTTTGTGAAGAGTTATTTATTCTAAGTCTACCAGCAGATGGTTCTGAATTTCCTATTGCTGATGCGAATGTGTAATCGAATGATGCTCCACCGAAGTTACCATCTTTACCACTTGTACCACTACTACCTTCTGCAGATGTTCCAGATGAACCAGATGTTCCGCTTGAACCAGATGAACCCGAAGTTCCATTTGTACCACTCGTTCCAGAAGTTCCAGAAGAACCAGAGGAACCACTTGTTCCACTTGTACCAGCTGAACCTGATGAGCCTGATGTTCCGCTTGTACCATTACTACCACTTGTCCCAGAAGTACCACTACTTCCAGATGTTCCCTCTGAACCAGTTGTTCCACTCGTTCCACTCGTTCCAGATGTACCAGCCGTACCTCCACTACCAGAAGTTCCAGATGTTCCGCTTGTTCCAGAAGTACCTGCAGTTCCGCTTGTTCCAGATGTTCCACTACTTCCAGATGTTCCGCTTGTTCCTGCTGAACCAGAAGTTCCATTGGTACCTGAAGTTCCAGATGTACCAGCTGAACCACTACTTCCTTCTGCTCCACTCGTACCGCTTGTTCCAGACGTACCATTCGTACCGGTTGAACCACTACTACCACTACTACCACTCGTACCAGAAGTACCAGCTGAACCTGAAGAACCTTGCTCTCCACTCGTTCCACTACTACCACTACTACCACTACTTCCGCTTGAACCAGAAGAACCAGAACTTCCACTCGTTCCAGACGTACCAGATGTACCACTTGAACCAGAAGAACCCGATGTTCCACTACTACCGCTTGAACCAGATGAACCTGAAGAACCCGAAGAACCAGATGTTCCAGATGAACCACTTGTTCCAGATGTCCCAGAAGAACCTGATGAACCACTACTACCAGAAGAACCAGAAGTACCAGATGTACCCCCACTACCAGAAGAACCAGATGAACCAGATGTTCCGCTTGTTCCGTATTTATTTACTATCTCAATCTGACCTACCATTGATGAATGGTTAGCACATTGATAAACTATGTTATTTGGTGCATCTTCAGGTATTCTATAACTTATGAATACTGATGTACTATGATTTCCATTTGTTGGGTCATTGTTTAGTGTACCAGGTACATCATCAGTATCTTCACTAGCCAATCTTAATGCAAATGGATGCCCATTACCTACACCACTTAAATCGAAGTAATAAAGTTCCCCTTTTACTAATGTTAGTTTTGGGAAGTTTCCAGCATATCCATCAAATGAATATTGGAATCCTGCATTTATTACTTCATATAATCTTCCACCTTCTCTACCTGATGAACCAGAAGTACCACTTGTTCCAGCTGAACCACTTGTACCACTACTTCCAGAAGTACCACTTGTCCCAGATGTACCAGAAGTTCCACTACTCCCACTACTTCCACTACTTCCACTTGAACCAGAAGTTCCTCCAGTACCAGATGTACCAGACGAACCTGATGTTCCACTACTACCACTACTTCCACTACTTCCACTTGAACCAGACGAACCAGATGAACCGCTTGTTCCAGAAGTACCAGCTGAACCAGAAGTACCACTTGTACCTCCACTACCAGAAGAACCAGATGAACCAGAAGTACCAGTTGTACCACTTGTACCACTACTTCCACTTGTACCAGATGTTCCACTTGTACCGCTTGTACCCCCACTACCAGAAGTACCACTTGAACCAGATGAGCCTGAAGAACCTGATGTACCAGATGTACCAGCTGAACCACTACTTCCAGATGAACCAGAAGTACCACCACTACCACCTGTACCAGATGTTCCACTTACTGCAGTTACATCTCTTTTGAAAACCTGTCCAGTTGATTCATTAATAACAAGAACTGTATCTGAACTACCTGTTTCTAATCCTATTAGTTGTGCACTACCTGTTACTACTAAACTACCACTTACTTCAAATCTTCCAACAAATGAACCAGTACCATTATTTGGTAAGAAATTTTCTCCTACAAAATCACCAGCGTTTAATGCAAATGAAGCAGTTGCTGCATAAGATGCTGAAAGTACAGTCATTGAAGAAGTTTGGTCATTTCTTACATAATCTTCAGCCGATACTGCGTTAACTGCATAAGATGCTGAAAGAGCGTATGATGCTGAAAGTACAGTCATCGATGCCGTTTGGTCAGTTCTTACAAAATTATCAGTATTAAAATCACCAGCGTTTACAGCGAATGAAGCAGTTTCAGCATATGATGCTGAAAGTACAGTCATCGATGCCGTTTGGCTACTCTTTACATATTGTGATAAGTTTCCAAGTTCAGCAAGTGATGCTGAATCAAATCCTACTAATGATGATGCTGTTCCAGCGTTTTCTGCAAATTCTGCATAAGATGCTGAATTAACTAAACCTACAACGTTACTACCTTCTACAAATCCTGCTAATCTACCACCAGTACCAATTACTGCTTGTCCACTTGTCAATCCACTAAAGGTTACTCTAATAGATGAACTATCGATTGATTCGATTGCTTGTGGAATAATCTGTCCATTTGAACCAGTTTCATAAATTTGAACTACTGGATAATCAAGAGAAAAATTATGTTGGAATACTACCTCAGTTACATCTGAGAATGGGAATACAGCAGTATCACCAAATTGTGTTACAGGTCTAAACTTATTAGCATCTGCATCAAATATTAAAATATCTAAATCATCAGGTACATCTATACCAACATTTTCACCTTGATATGAACCTACAAATGATGATGTAATTCTTGGTGAGAATATT